CTTCGTATGGCATCCAAGGTTTGTTGCTATCAGGCAATGCTCCAGAATCCATTACTCGCAAAACCGCAGTTTCACCATAATTGGAAATTAATTTCTTAACTGTACTTTGCAACCTTAAGTAAAAAGTCATGTTAAACCCTGATTGTGTTCAAGAAATAACCATTTGCACCATCGTTGAACAAAGATGCAAGTAAGACTTCAACCGCTGCAAAAGTAACACCTCTGTATTTGCTTCCTGCTGACTTTTGTTCTGAATACTTAACTGTGATTGGACCGACAGTTTCCTGAGTCACTTGACCGCCAACCGAGGCATCTGGGATTGGAAAAAGAACTGTACCCGCATGTTGCTCAACACAGAGTTGCGCTTGTGCTTGTTTAAGAACTTCAGGCACAGAGTCTTTACCCACAGAAACAACTTTATCCATGACCAAATCAGTTCTAGGGAATTGCAAAGACTGAGTGGTATTTGTCTTGTAACCACCGTACTCAAATCGCCTTGATTCAAGATAATCAGTAGCAGCAATTATTTGCTGACCAAGAGTAGCATCTCGGTTTGATACCACTACCCCTCGGTTGTCAGCATACGCTCTAACAAACGCCAAATCGACATAGCAATTCGCATTTGCGACATTTGATCCGTCTTCAATGATTAAAGTTGGCATTTAACGTCCCTAATTTAAACTTGCCCTGACGTAAATCATCCAGAAACCGCCAGAGCAAGCCTCGCCAATCAAGCGATTCCGTTCACCCGTGATGACTGACGAAGTTTATTCGTTGTAATAATTCAAAATGTATGTGACTAACGCTTCTCTTGACTGCAACTTTTTTTCGTTTCTTTTCGCCCACTGTTTTTTTTCGTGAGCTAAAACGACTTGATTTGTAACATCGTTCGAAATCTCATAAGCATTTTTAGGAATCTCTTTTTTAGCTTCCCGCTTGCTTGGAGTTTCTTCAACCTCTTGCCGCATAACAGCAATCCTTTGGAATCGAGCATCAGACTCATTCAAAGGATAAAAATTTGAACCTTCGGGTAATTCATTTTGCCCAGAAACTGACTCGAACCAAACCTTTAATTGTTCTTGACTTTTTAAAAAACCAGACTGATCAAAGTATTGGTTTTTCCCAGATTCATCAATTGCATGTAATTGATAAACACCCTGTTGAAATTCTGTTTCTGACATTCTTACCTCTTAGATGATTTTAAAAAAAAACGGGATCAACACATTGCCAAAACTGTGAAAAACAATGCTCCCCCGCTTTGTATTGTTTTGCCTAAAGCATTTAGCCATTTGTGACTAGGAATGCCATAGGTACGTTTTTACGAGCAAGGACGCGAGTCCAGTTGCTCTGATTTCGAAGATCAGCCAAAGTCTGGTTTCCAGATGCTCCGGTTGCAACTGCGTTGTTGTTGGTATGACCAAACGGATGAATCATCCAAGTCTTACGCAACCAAAGTTGTTCTTCACCACCACCATGACCAGTTTGAGGATTTCTCCAAACTTCAGTCGGTACGGTTGGCGATCCTTCGCCGTAGGCAAACATGGCACGACCAAACAAGATCGAAACATACTTGTAACCAGAAGTTGTTCCAGCCACAGTTGGGCAAGAATCGTCAACAATTACAGTTCGACCCATGTAGGTTGGAATGCGTGTTCGACCAGATGCGTCAAGGATGTATGCGATGTCATCTTGAGCAACCATTGTTTTCATGACAACGGAGTGAACACAGATCGCACGAATTTCTTCACCCCGATCACCCATAGTGAACACGGCATTAACAAATGCGTTTCGAGAGAAAAGATTTGCTGCGGCAGCATTGTCACCGTCTTCGATAGCAACGTCGATGACCATGTCACCGGCAGTTCCTGGGCTTTGAGTAGCAAAGTTTCCGTTGACGTTTGCGTTGAGAATTCCCAATGCACAAGCAACCAATCGGTCTTGCCAGTAGTAAGTCCAGTATGCGGCAGTCCTGTCACGAATGTGCTGCATTGCGTTTGTGCCAGTCTGAAGTTCGACTGCCAAGTCCATTGCCGACCAACCATTGTTGACATGAACTTTGCGAGTCTTTTGAACATCCTGCTGGACGTTGTCGGGAGTCGCGTCAACCGCTTGATCCGAACTGTAGTTTGGCTCAGACGAGTGATCCAAATCACGCCAGAATGGAAGTTCTGCTGAACGACCAGCAGCACTCGCAAGGCTATTGAAAAGATCGCTCGAAGCGATGACACCTGATTGATACAAAGCTGTTAGCTTTGGATCGTTTTCAGAAACTAAATCCTCAAAGACTGTTACGTCGATGATGTCCGATAATTGCACTGTACTCATTGAAAATCCTCAAATGGTTATGCTACTCGTCGCGAGTAGCTTTTAATTCTTGATAACCGGAGGGATTCTCTTTGCGAAGTTGTACCAACTGCTCCGACGAGAAATCACTCCATTTCTTCCCCATTGTCTCCACTGGAGAACCTGAAGATGTCGAGCCACTGGCTCCGCTTGCTTTACTGCCAATAATTATAGGAGCGTATTCATTGTTGTCAACGAACTCTTTCTCCAAGTTATCTATTGTGAAATTCGGGTTTATGTTTCCCGATTTATCCATGACAATCACATTCCCCAGTTCGTCCACATCAAGCCTCTGCATTACCAGTGGGGATAGCAGACTCGGTGTAGTTGAAATTTTTGTTGCAATATCAGATGCAACTTTATTTAACTTTGTTTCCTTAACCAACTGCTGTTGACGCTCAATTTCTGCACGTTGCGAATTAAGTTCTTTTGCATGCTGGGCTTGCATTTTCTTTATTTGACCTTGCAAGTCTGCATGCAAAGCTGCAACATCTTGATTTTCTAATGCTGCTTTTCTGACTTTTTCTTCAGCATCAAGTTTTAATTTTTGCTTATCAATTTCAGTTTTATCTCGAATTGCTTTCAATTCAGCTTCAACAGCTTTTCGCTTTTCAACTTCATGCTGCTTTGCATTTAAAAGTGCCGCTGGGTCATTTTCTATTAAATAACCTCCAGCAACATCCAACTTGTAGTCATCGCCTGATTTGACGTAAAGAGATTTTGTTCCTTCAGGCAAAGAATCAAATTCCGCACTTGTAACTTTTGCTTTAATTGGCATCTAAGGTACTACCTTTTGTTGTGACTCACTGAGTCGGTTCTTGATTACCGGCATCTGGATTTACCGGATTGACATTTACAGCGTCTGCCATAATTTTGGCAAACTCTGCTCTAACTTTCATATCTTCAGCAATTGCAACTCTTGCCTCATCATCAGTTTGGTAAGCAAGACCTGATCTTTTTGCAACAACCCTACGTTCTTCCCAAGAAAGAAGTGGGTAATTAGAATTTGCAATTTCGTTAATTTGACGTAATTCTTCAGCGCTTAAGGATGTCAAATCAAAGTTTTTGTTTACCTTAAATTGAATTTGACTTTCGTCAGCACCAACAAATTTTGCAGCAAAACGTAAAGACTCTATAACCGCTTCTTCTACGTTTTGAGCAATGCTTGTCAAAATGCTTGTGTCACCCGCTGCTTCGATTTCAATTTCTTTTTCTTTTCGCTCAACTCCTGATTTCCTTTCAACTAACTTTGCGCCTACAGAAATCATTTGTTGTTCTTTTTGATCCATTCCTTCTTTGGCAAGAGAGTTAGGAGTTGCTTGAAGTAAACTTGCCGACGAATCGGGAGGTCCAGGAATAACACCTCTTGCTCCAAGTCGCAAAGTTCCTTTCCAAACATCTTTAACCCAATCTTCTGTGACACCAGAAATAAACAATGTTGGTTGACCTATGAAATACAAACTTTCTTCATAGTCAGCACTGTTTCTGTAATGAGCAATGTTCAAAACAGACATTGTGTATAATGGAGGACGGTCAATGTAACAATCATTGTTTTCAGAACCGATGAATGTAAATGGTATTCTGCCAAATTCATTTCCATCGACATCGCAAATCGTGTAAACACGTTCTCGATCCATGCCTCGATGGTCAGCGTCATAAACAAAAATACTTACTCTGACACAACCATCGTCAAGAAGTTCTAACGCTCTAAACTGCTCGTACTTACTGACCTTAAACGAACCTTCATCTCGTCGCTCAAACACCTCTTTGAGAACGACCATTGTTAAAACGGTTTCGTTTCCAATGACTCTTGTTTCCCAATTAATAATATCTTGTGGTTTGTAAAACCGAATTGTCGGTCTTACCTTACCTTCCATGATATCGCCCCGTGAAACCATTCCTTCAGTCGCAGGGTAATCAGCAAGCATTCCACCTCGACCGTATGGCAATACATAATTGCAAGCCTCTTTGGTCAATTGAATAATGTTTAAACCTTCCCCGTTTGCATTTTCCTCAATCGGACCAAGTAGCTCAGGCAATTCAATTTCAGGAGGTCGCAAAAATATTTGACCAACCAAAGCATCGCAAGTTCGAGCAGTTACATTGTAAAAAATTGCTCGCTTGATGTAATCCTCATAGCGACTTTGATTTGCAGAACTTGTGTCAGTTGGATTTGGTTTAGGTAAGTATGTAGTCTTTTTTTCTTTGACTGCATACTCACCATCCAAACAATCCTCAATCATTTCATAACGAGGTAAAATGTCTATTAATTCTTGCCGAACATGATCGACGTTGTGTTGAATTGCCATGTTAACCTCTCCAGTCTGTTTGAACTTTTGTAGCGTACCGATTTGAAGCGGCTAAAATCCTATACCTAACAACGTCCCACAAATGATCTTCCGAATCAGTATCAACGTCATCCGGTTTGTCGGGATCACGCGGAAGCGAAGGCAATGTTTTTAAACAAGCCTTGCAGTTTCGCATAAAATATATGCCAGGTCTTTCTTTTTGTTGAGACGCTCTAAGCCTGTCTCGCATTAACTGCAATCCGTTTATCCTTGAACCAGGCGATTTGTCAGACTTTGTCCATCCAATTCCTTCATCCAGAAATTGAGTTTCGATTGTATCAACATCGTCAAGCATGACATTTCTAATTTGATTGTCCGCAGGCCCACTTCTAATTCTACCTTGAACCCACAGTTCTGATCTCAACTGATCTTCTATTGATTTAATTCGTTTGGCTATCATTTCGACTGGGAGTCTCAGACCCTCGTTTGATCCTATTTTGACAGTCCCGTAGTCTTCTGCAATTGCAATCAAAGTTCCAGCCGGAGGACACCAAATACGACCGTCCAGCAAAGAAACTTCCTCTCCATTTGCCTCTGCCCACCAAATAGTGGCAAATGGGTGACTTGAACCCCAATCAAAAGACCTATCAACTCTCCAGTCTTTTGGAATCATAAATCGCTCAAGCACATGTATATTGTCTCTCCACAGGTCGTCGATTGCACCACCGGCATTGACCGACCAGTCTCCGTGCATCCATGCCGCTTTTAAGTTGGGATCGCGCTCGCAGGCAGCAATAATATTGGCTCGATACTTGTGGGGAATGTACGGGTTTTCAAAAAAGTTGCCGAATATTCTAACCTGAGTTCTTGTAACCGTAATCTTTTCTCCAGTAACAAAGTTCTCCATCTCAGTAGTCTTTTTTACAATTTTGCCTGGAGGCGCAGGATCGACAAATTCTTCTTTGCACCAGTTGTGACCAGGGCCGTTGGGGTTGGTTGTAACAAAGACTTCTAATGGGATTGGAGGTAATGCTTTTTCATCTGGTGTATCGTAAACAGTTTGATTGCCTTTTTTGACTTTAGGAGTGTCCTTGACCGGATCAAATGAACATCTGTTGACTGACATAAACTTGTCGTAAAGACCTCTCGTTGGATATTTAGTGATTTCATTCCAACCAATGAATGGATATTCGTGACCGTGAAATCCATTGTAGTCTTCAATCTTTTTGACATGCCTGAAAAGCAATTCTTCGCCTGTCTTCCAGACCCACTTGTAGTCACCTTTTGAGTATTTAAAAACTGCACCGTCTTTGAACTTTGGAAACTCACGAGTGGTTTGAGCAA